GATTGAGAACATCAAGATTATTCCTGGTGCCTATGACGTTGTAGTGTCATCCAAACTCTTGTCTAAGTTCACCAATTCCAAGTACAACCTTACATACTTTATCGCTCTGGAACCTGATTCCACATTCGGATGAGACACATTCTCTTTACCCTTAAGGGTTGTCCTTTTGGACTTTTGGATGATGAAGCGCACATTCGCAACGTCCTTGCAAATGCCGCTCAATTATCTGAAAGCACCTTACTAGACGTTTCTTCTCATAAGTTCAGTCCTTGTGGAGTAACTGCTATAGCACTTCTTGCTGAAAGTCATATCAGTATTCATACGTGGCCTGAAAAGCACTTAGCTGTCTGTGATGTATTTACCTGCGGAGATCACACAAATCCTAGATCTGGTGCTACTTACATGTATGAAGCTATGGGTGCTAAAGACATATCCTCAGAATTCATAACTAGAACACTTGAATGATTCTACATTCGGTCAAACTCCTTGAGTATCTAAGGATACTTGGAAGTGCTCTTATCGTCATTTCCTACTTTGTTGTTTTACATGTTGATGCTAAACTAGGTGTGGTGGTGCACTTAGTTGCCGACTCGGTAACCATCCCATATTTTCTCAAATACAAAATGTGGGATATGGTTATCATGCTCGGTTTTCTGACCACAATTGGTATTAGTAAACTTTTGTCATGAGTAGCGTACAATTTCGTAAACATCGTGTGTTCCGAGAGACACCTGATGTTGTGTTCTATGATATTTCGGTAGATGATTCAAATGCATCTGATCTTGTGGTACATGAAGGACCAGCAATTTCACCACCAAACGATGTCATCGGTGCAAAGCAGTTCTATATCCACCATCATCAAGTGGACCATAATCGTGTCCTCTCAGGAGAAAGAACGTTTGAACTTGTGAACTTTGATTGGAAGTTTCCGTATCATATCGTTCACATGAACCGTAAGAGCGGTGCTTTGGTTGTTCCTGTCGGAACTTATCATCGCAGTATTTCTGGTGAAGACGGTTCTATCGTGATCAATCAAGCGATCCGTGATGATGAGTTCAATCCAGATACAGAATTTGTTCCAGTTTCTGCTGGTAATAATCCCGAGTTGTATCGTATACTGGTACACGAACAACCTGTTATTCATGAAATTGGTGAGTGAGTATGAGTGATTATTATGTGAGGAGAATTTTAACTGATTATCAAGTTAATCAAATACGTGAATTACTTCATGACAATAATAGTTGTTGGGAATCTGGTCTTGAAACCTTTGGTTATACTGAAGCACACAAAAAAATAAAGAACAATGAAACGTTGTCGGGTCCAAGAGAGATCTTAAATCAAATACAGGATATTATTTGGAGTGGGATTGATAATGACTTTAAGTTTCTTTCAATGGTTGCACCAGAAACTAGTGATACGCCAATAACAACAAGAACTGTTTCTGGTGGTGGATACAAATTACATCATGATAATCCAAGAAACGGTGATTTTAGTACTACTGTTTTTTTATCTGAACCAGATACATATGAAGGTGGTGAACTAAATCTTAAAACTTTTGATGGGTCAAAAAAAATTAAATTGCCAGCAGGATATGCTGTAACATACAAGAGTGGTACACCACATCAAGTCAATCCAGTTACTAGTGGTACTAGGTATGTATCTGTATTTTGGACTAGATCAATGTTTAAAAATCCCAATATTAGAAAATTGTGGGGAGATATTCAAACTGTTTGTAGAGTGCTGGAACAAAAGCATGGATATGTTGAACTTCCAATAATGGAAAATATGGAAGAAGTTGAATATAATCCACATTTTTTATTAGGTTCAGTATTGCGTGATATTGAACGAGACTTTAATCGGCATTTGTAATTATCATGAGTGATTTTATTTGGGTTGAGAAGTATCGTCCTAAGACGATCTCTGAGTGTATTCTGCCTGCCTCTACTAAGAAGACGTTTCAAGACTTCCTAGATAAAGGAGAGATTCCTAATATGCTTCTTGCAGGTCCTCCTGGTATCGGCAAGACTACAGTGGCAAAGGCACTCTGTAATGAACTTGGAGCTGACGTTTATGTCATCAATGGATCCGATGAAGGGCGATTTTTGGATACCGTCCGAAACAATGCGAAAAACTTCGCTTCGACCGTTTCGCTTACAGCAACTGCTAAACACAAAGTCATCATCATTGATGAGGCAGACAATACGTCCAACGACGTACAACTCTGTCTTCGGGCATTTATTGAGGAGTTTGCTGGGAATTGTAGGTTCATCTTCACCTGTAACTACAAAAATAAAATCCTTGAACCCCTGCACTCGCGATGTTCCGTTGTTGAGTTTGGAATCAAAGGAAAAGACCGACAATCCATTGCCGCCCAGTTCTTCAAGCGAATCCAAGAAATCTTGGATGCAGAAGGTGTTGAATATGATAACAAGGTCCTGGTAGAACTCATCAACAAACACTTCCCTGATTGGCGTCGTGTATTGAATGAAGTTCAGAGGTATTCTGTAAGCGGTAAGATTGATGCGGGTATCCTCGCTACATTTTCTGATGTTGCTGTAAATGAACTTGTCAAGAATCTCAAAGATAAAAACTTCCCTGAAGTACGTAAGTGGATCGTCAGTAATCTGGATAATGATACTACTGTACTTCTACGTCGCATTTATGACGCTTGCTACGAAACCTTGGTTCCTGGTTCTATTCCTGCTGCTGTTCTTGTTCTCGCTAAGTATCAGTATCAAGGAGCATTTGTCGCGGACCAAGAGATAAATATGCTTGCTTGTCTTACCGAAATAATGGTGGAGTGTGAATTCAAATGAATGTTAAACTGATGCGTATGTGGTCTGGCGAAGATGTCGTTGCAGACTTGATCGAAGAAAAAGATGACTCTGTAGTCATCTGCAATCCTATTGTTGCCGTCCCTGCTGGTAATGGTCAGATGGGATTTGCTCCCTGGTCTCCTCTTCTCAAAGGTAAAGATGAGGAACTTGAAATTACTAAAAAGTATATTGTGTATATTGCAGATACACAAGATCAGATTGAAGAACAATACCAAAGTATGTTCTCAGTCATTCAATCTCCTACTAAAAAATTAGTATTATGAAGTACCCAAGACAAAAAAAATCCAGAACGTATTATTACTTCTGGGCATTTATGGCACTTACAGTATTCTTAGGACAACTTTATGTTGGATATGGATACCGTCTGATGCATGGAAGTATGCTTGACCTGATGGATAAGGTTGATGGAGTTCTCCTTCATAAAGATGGCACACCCTATGGAGACATGCTATGAGTCTTCTTAAAATTGATAAATCCAAATTAGTGGAACCAAAGGTTAAGACAACGCCCGAAAACGTGAAGGAGTCCAATTTGGCACTATTTCGTGCTACAATGAACTTGCCCACAGCCGCTAAGAACTGTGGGATGACTCAGAAGGAAATGAAATTGACTTTCTGGGAATTTTTGAAATACAACGAACCTGATTATGAAACCGAATCTTGACATCAGTCGGATCAACCTTGAAGAGTTCTTTGGTTGCGTGAACGCCACCAATACAACTCAAATGAAATCAAACGCCTTCAAGACCATCCGCACTTGGTTACAGGAAAAGTCCTTTGCCAAGTGGAGCGATGGTCAACTTCAATATGTTGGTGACTATAAAGATGGTGTTGACTTTACTTCTGAAGATAATGTCAACTATGAGATGAAAGGAAAACTTAAGATGTTCAACAAGAATGGATCTACATCATCCATCGTTCTTAAGAACTTTCAATCTGATAACAAAGTAATTGAAAAAACTTTTGATTACATGCTGCTTGTGGATACTGGGTCCATGGCACTTGGAATTGCCGATTGGGAGACCGTAGAAAAGCGTATTTACTACACTCCTAAATCACCTACCGCAAAGGTCAAGTTTCTCCCTGGAGACTTTACCATGCTTGCTAAAGATATCAAACCAGCAGATAAGAAAATTACCTCTGCCGAAATTCTTGATAATCTTCAGGAGATTCTGTAATGAAAATTCTAGAAGTTCCAAATACGGAAGATTATCAAATATTAAAAGGAGAATTATTTTCTACTTCTTTTACTTGGTGCTATGAAGAAACACCACATGGTCCTTTAAATGAATGGGATCCTGAGGACATTAAAAAATATAATGGAGATCCATTTTTTAGTCATTGTGTTTTGATGCCAGCTAGACTTGAGCATCCTTATTCAGTAGTAAAATCTGAATATGCAGGATTATGTAGTAAAGTAATTTTGGATACGATTTCATATAATAATATTGAAGCATATTCAATTATGCGTATCAATTTCAATATGACACTCCCATCAAAGAAAAATCTTCCAGACAAACCACATGTGGACCATTCGTATCCTCATAGTAACATGTTGTTTTATTTTACTGAAAGTGGTGGTAAGACGGTAATTGAAGAAGAGACAGGTGATGTAGAATACACACCAGTCAAAGACACTTGTATTCTTTTTGATGGTCTATGTAAGCATTATCAATGGTATCCTGACACTGGTAGAAGAGTTGTGATGGTAGTAACTTTTATTTGACATGAAATCTTTAAAAACCCCCCTACGTTATCCTGGTGGCAAGTCCCGTGCTTGCACTAAGATGGATCAATACTTTCCCGATCTTCGGGAGTATGATGAATATCGTGAACCATTCCTCGGTGGTGGCAGTGTAGCAATTCATGTCACCAAGAAGTATCCGACTGTCAAGGTTTGGGTGAATGACCTGTATGAACCTCTGGTCAACTTCTGGAAGACTCTGCAGAGTGATGGGCAGAAGATGCGTGACGAACTTAATCAGTTGAAGTATCGTCATCCTGA